CGGCAGATCCAGCTCCAGGACATCACTGCCGGCAAGCTGAAAGCTGATCCCCGCTGCTTCCTTCCGGCCAATCCGCTGAAGCGTCTGGTGGCGAACGCCAACGAGTAAACAATGAATTATTCCTATTCGCGGCTGGGTACGGCTGCGCGTCCGTGCCGTCGGCACGGTTTCACCTCGACCGTGGCGTCCTCGGGACGGCGGTCGGGGTCTTTCACATTCGTCGGCGGATATGGGTGAGCGAGCCGCTGAAATCGACGCACGTGCGGCTGTGTTCCGACGCCGATCGCGTGCTGGCTGCGCTGGCGACGCTCGAAGAGCAGGACAAATCGGAGATCGCACGACGCATCCTTGAGGAGTGTTTGCTCGGTCGAGTGCATACGCTCATGGTGGCATCGGAAAAAATAAGGCGACTGGGATTCAAGGGCATCCACAGGGATTTGCAGGAATAGCGGCGTCTGAGGAGGTGCCGCACAGGGTAGGCAAGAACAACAACAGCTTTGGAATGGAAATGCAGACGACGTACAGCGAAAAACTCCGCGACCCGCGCTGGCAGCGCAAGCGCCTCGAAATCATGGAACGCGACCGTTTCAAATGCCGCCTCTGCGGCGACGAGTCGTCGACCTTGAATGTGCATCATCTTAAATACCGCAAGGGCCGCGATCCCTGGGACTACAACGAAAACTATCTCGTTACTACTTGCGAGACCTGCCACGAGCGCATGCATCTGTTAGATCCGGGAGCATTGTTTGTCCGCTCGCTGATTGTTGGTGGTGCCTCGTTTGATGCCATTGACGGAGTGGCAAGCCAGTTCTGGTCATTTTTCGAGGATGGCTCGGTTCCCGGTCGCTGGACTCCAGACCAGTGGCTGGCCCTGCGCTTTGGTATCTGGGATTTGCTGTGCGCGATCGGACGCGATGATTTGAACAGTGCTGACCTCTCGAAGGCTCTTGACCAGTGCGCGAAAGCCAAACACGAGGCGGTATGACATGGCCGGGGATTGGATCAAGATCGAACACGCTACCGCCAATAAGGCCGAGGTACTGAAAATGGCCCGCATGCTCGGCTTCAGCCGGCGCGAGATGGTCGGGCTGATGGTCGATTTTTTCATCTGGTGTGACGACAACTGTGTAGACGGTGTTGTAGACGGTGTTGTAGACGCTGATGTAGACGCAGTGATGTCGTGCGCTGGCTTCAGTAGCGTCATGCGTGAGATCGGTTGGCTCAAATTTCACGCATTGCCGACCAGGATGGAAATGGTCAACTGGAACAACCATAACGGAGAAACCGCTAAAAAACGGGCACTTAAGAACAGGCGCCAGAAAAAATGGCGGGAAAATGTAGACGTTTCTGTAGACGCAAATGTAGACGCAGCACCGTCTACAAAGGCGTCTACCAGAGAAGAGAAGAGAAGAGATATAACCCCTATAGTCCCCAAGGGGACGAGGATGAGTGTGGTGAATGGGGCCGCAAATGGCGCAGCCTTTGCGCATTTCTGGCAAGCCTATCCGCGCAAGAAGTCGAAAGGAGACGCCATGAAGGCGTGGGACAAACTGCACCCCGACCAATCCCTGCAAGACCGAATTTTCGATGCGATCGAGCGGGCGAAGATTTCCAAGGACTGGCGCAAGGAGAACGGACAGTTCATTCCGTATCCGGCGTCATGGCTGAACAAGAAGCGATGGGAAGATGAACTGCCTGCCGTAGAAACCGAGAGGAGGGTATCGATATGACGCATTACCCTGAAGGCGAAAAGGAAGTGCAACATCCGAAGGTGGTCGGTCCCATTGCGATACGGCCGGAACTAGAGGGTTTGTGGGATCACGGCATGCCGGCCGGGGACAAGACCGGCTGGCCATCGCTGGACCGGCACTACACCGTGATGCCTGGGCAGATCACCATCGTTACCGGCTGGCCATCATCGGGCAAGTCGGAATGGCTGGATGCGTTGCTGGTCAACCTGTCGCGGCAGAACTGGCGCATGGCGATCTTCAGTCCCGAGAATCAGCCAATTGCATTGCATGCAGCCAAGCTGATGGAGAAGCTGTCCGGCAAGCCGTTCGGAGAGGGACCTACCGAGCGTCTGACGCGGGAAGAAGTGGTGCATTACGCCAATGTGCTGTCCAAGTCGTTCCGGTTCATGGCAGTCGAGAACGGCGCCATTTCGCCGGCTTCGGTATTGACTGCGGCTGCTGGTTATCTCGACGGCGAAGTCCCTGGCAAGCGGGGTCTGGTCATCGATCCGTGGAATGAGCTGGAGCACTGGCGTCCGGTGGGCTTGAGCGAGACCGAGTACATATCGAAAACCCTGTCGATGATCCGCAACTGGGCGCGTCAGTGCGAGGTGCATGTGTGGATTGTTGCGCATCCGCAGAAGCTGCGTCGGGACGATAGCGGCAAGCTGCCGATACCGACCCCGGATGCCATCAGTGGCTCGGCGCATTTCTGGAACAAGGCCGACAACGCGCTCACCGTCTGGCGTGATCTGGCCAACCCGGACAGCCAGAATGTGGAGATCCACGTCCAAAAAGTCCGTTTCAAGAACGTCGGACGGTCAGGGATCGTCGATCTGACGTGGGACCGGATAACGGGGCGCTATCACGAGCCGATCGGCTTGCGGGTCGTCTATGGCGAGCACAAGGAATGAGGCGCAGAGCGGCCCGCGTCGACGCCAACCACAGCGAAATCGTGGCCGGCCTGCGCAAGATGGGCTGCTCGGTGCTGTCGTTGCACGCCGTGGGCGATGGCTGTCCCGACATCCTCTGCGGCTTCCGCGGCGTGAATCTGTTGCTCGAACTGAAGGACGGCAGCAAGAGCCCGAGCCGGCGCGAGCTGACCCCGGACGAGCTGGAATTTCTCGTGCACTGGCGCGGCACGGCGGTGGTGGTGAAGACGTTGGAGGAGGCGCTGGAGATGATGCAGGTGCATACCCGTGAGCGATGACGACGTGGTGGCGTGGATCATCGTGATCGCGCTGATCGGCCTGGGCCTGGTGGCGCTGGGGCTGGTCGAGCGGTGGAAGAGGAAGCGCAAGTGAGCGAGACACCGCGCACGGACAACGAACGCAAGCGCTACGCCTCGGATTCTGTGGCGGTAGAGTTCGCTCGCGAACTGGAGCGCGAACTAGCGCGACTACAGGCGGCCATCGATGAACTGGTAGCGGCAACCGCAGAAAACGAGGCGAATTCCGCCGGCACTTGGGAACGCTACGAGGCGGCGTGGGACACGCTGTGCGGTCTTGCCGGGAAAACCAAATGATCGTTCGCCTGACGCAGATCGACGGCGCGCTGCCGAACCTAGCATTGATGAAGCTTGCGGCGTATCACAAGGCGCAAGGCGACAACGTTCATGTCACGCGGCGCATCGAGCCGGACCTGTTCGAGCTGGCCTACGACCGGGTCTACGGCAGTACCATCTTCGCCTTCTCCGAAGCCCGCACCGAGCGCTTCCGCAAGGCATGGCCGGGGGCAATCCTGGGCGGCACTGGCATCATCGGCGGGCCGAATGTCGAGGACATCGTCGGCGACTTCGACGGCGTCGACTACGATGGGTTCGCCGACTTCGACGGTTCGCTGGGCTTTACGCAGCGCGGGTGCCGGCTGAAATGCAAATTCTGTGTAGTGCCGGCGAAGGAAGGCAAGAACCGCAGCGTGGCGACCATCGCCGACATCTGGCGCGGCGAGTCATGGCCGAAGCACTTGCACCTGCTGGACAACGACTTCTTTGGTCAGCCGGCGGAACAGTGGCGGGCACGCATTGCCGAAATTCGCGACGGTGGGTTTAAGGTCTGTCTGTCGCAAGGCATCAATGTGCGGTTGATCGACGACGAGGCGGCAGCGGCACTGGCAACCATCGAGTACCGAAACACGAAATTCAACGAGCGCAAGCTGTACACGGCGTGGGACAACATCGGCGACGAGCGGATTTTCTTTCGCGGCGTCGATACGCTCGGGCGTGCCGGTATCCCGGCGAAGCACCTGATGGCGTACATGCTGGTCGGCTTCGATCCGCTGGAAACCTGGCCGCGGATCTGGCATCGATTCAACCGGATGATCGAGATCGGAATCGAGCCCTATCCGATGGTCTACAACCGGTCGCGCAAGGATTTGACCAAGTTCGCGCGCTGGGTAGCGACCGGGCTGTATCGGGCGGTGCCGTTCGAGGAGTACGACGCGAGCATGAAGGGCACGGCTGCGGACAAAAGAGATGCCGACGAGCGGCAGCGCAAAGTATTTTCGATAGCAGAGGCGACATGAGCGAGGCAATCGAGCGGCGGATGGCCGAGTTGCGGCAGCTCGCCGACGACTACGCCAAGGCGCGGGCGAACACGGTGTACCTCGAGGAGTTTCGGAAGAGCAAGCTGGCGATTCTCATGAAAGCTGCGGAGGCGCAGGGCGTGAAGACCTCGGCGGCACAGGAGCGGGATGCGCTGGCACACCCCGACTACGTCGAACTGCTGCAGGCGCTGAAGGCAGCGGTGGAGGTGTCCGAGCGTAGCCGCTGGCTCCTGAAAATCGCCGAGATGGGCGCGGAAATCTGGAGGACGCAGGAGTCGACCCGGCGGGCGGAAATGAAGGGTTACGGTTCATGAAAGCCCACCTCACCGTGGTACGCCCGACGCCGGTCAAGTGGTCCGGCGGTGGCCGCAAGAGCCGGCCGTGGACGGCCGAGGAGCTGCTGGTCGTGGACGGCATGCGCTGCACCTACACCATCGCCGCCGAGGGCATCCTCGTCCACCTCCCCGGCAAGCGGACCCTGCCGCTGGTGGTGGTGCGGGCCGAATATCTGGTGCTGGACCCGAAATGCTGGCGGGCAGAGGACTATGAATAGGGCTGGGACGTGCGAGGATCAGCCACAGCGCACGAGCGGCAGGGCGGACGTATGAATCCTTACCGGCCGGAAAATCTGGCGTCCTGATGCGTATTACTGCTTGCCGGCGATCGGGGTAATGTCGGCCATGTAGGTATCGATGGCGCGGCGGATGAGTTCGGCCACGGAGAGGCCAGTGGAGTCGGACAGGCGGCGCAGAGCGGCGAGTTGCGGCTCGGTCAGAAAGATGTTCGTTCTGATCACTGCAGTCTCTCGATTCCGTTATGGGGGACGAAGCGGTACTTGCGGTCGTGCTTGTCGCCGAGGCCGCAGAGCAGGTAGGCATCGGGTGCCCAGTCGCCGGGTGACGGCTCTTTCGCCGTCACCCTCAGGGTCAGGAAACCGACCTTCACCACTTCGCCGACTTCCCAGGCTTGCTTGCTGTTGCTGATCATTTCGTTTCCCTTCGGTGTGCGTTGTTGATGTATGAATGATAGATGTACGATAGGTGTATGTCAAGAGATATGTAAAGAAATATTTACAGGTGTTGCAAATTGTTCAGGTTGTTTTTGACTTTCGCAGCGCGCCGGGTTTATAACCGCGAGAACAAACGTTCTGCGAGGGCTGGATGGGCGTGCGCTGTCCGCTGTGTGGTCAGGAACATGCCGGTGTCGATCGCGTGATGTCCGCCGTCACCTACATGCTGCGCCAGGTCAACGACTATGAGCACAAGCAGCCCCCGGTCCCCGTCCTGCTCCGTCCCCAGCTCACCGTCGTCAAACCCAGCCATGCAGCCTGATCCGGACCAGGTCGTCACCATCATGCCGGGAGAGGTCCACGTCTATCCCCTCTTCGGCCGCGAGCACAAGCTCGACAACGACTGCTGGTGCCAGCCCGAGCGCGATCCGCAGGAGCCGACCCTGCTGCTGCACCACCCGGAGCATTGATGGAACCCTGGATGCGCGTGCATGAGGTTATGACCCACCAGGAATGGCAAGCGATGCAGCCAAGACCCGATCCTGACTATCAGCGCACCTTCTACGACCGCTGGCAAGCCTCCAATAACCGCCTGCGCGACTGGCTGCAAGCAAACTCATTCCACGTGGAACCGAGAGGCGACCAATGATCAGTGGCGGCTTGATCCTCAACATCGTCCTGCAGCTCGTCATCGGCGGACTCGTCGCGTACGTACTCTGGTGGGCGCTATCGAAGATCGCATTACCGGAACCAATCAACAAGGTTGCATTGGTGTTACTAGTCATCCTGATCGCTATCTGGCTGATCAACCTGTTGCTGACACTCGGCGGTCATCCGATCGTCCACTGGGGCTAACATGAATGTTTACATTCAAGCACTTACCGACAGACATGGTCCTGTGGATAACTACCCAGCAGGAGCAGTTGGAACGTGAGCGCGGAGAAACAGCAGTCGGTACGTCCGCACCGGAAAAGCACCGACAATCTGCGCCCGCCGTGGCAACCGGGCCAATCCGGGAATCCGAAAGGCAACCCACCGGGAACGCGCAGATTATTCAACAGTGCCTTCCTAACGGAAGCCTATGCGGACTGGCAGAAGGCGGGCAAACAGTCGTTTCGGGCTCTAGCCAAGTCCAGCCCCCACGACTACCTGCGCCTCATGGCAGAAGTAAGCCAGGTCATCGGAAAGCAGCACGCATACGGTGAACACGAGCCTGTGGACGACCATCGACCAGTACTCGCGCTTGGCGACCTGCTGGCCTACATTACCCACGGAACTACGTCGCCTTCTGTGCCAGACCGACCTGTTCGCACTTTTGACAGTAGCCCTCAACCGGCCGGATGCGATGCACCCGTGGATCCTCGACCGCTGCCGGGAGATCCAGAGTGAGCCCGACGACCATCTCGACCTGTGGTCACGCGGCCATTACAAGTCCAGCGCAATTACCTTCGCCAAGACTATCCAGGACGTGCTCAACGACCCTGAGATCACCGTCGGGATATTCAGCCATACCAGGCCCATCGCTAAAGGTTTCCTGCGGCAGATCAAACGCGAATTCGAGACTAACGAGGGCCTGCTGTCACTCTTTCCAGACATCCTCTGGTCCGACCCCGCGAAGGACGCTCCCAAGTGGAGCGAGGACGACGGGCTTATCGTCCGCCGCCGCGGGAATCCGAAAGAGTCGACGATCGAGGCTCACGGCTTGGTGGATGGTCAGCCGACCGGCAAACACTACCAACTCATGGTCTACGACGACGTTGTTACGCAAGCCAGCGTAACCAGCCCCGACATGATGGCGAAGACCACTGAAGCATTGGAACTCAGCTATAACCTCGGCTCCGAGGGCGGCAGGCGTCGCTTCATTGGCACGAGATACCACGCCGCTGATTCCTACAAGACGATTCTCGATCGTGGCACCGCGAAACTCCGTATGCGCCGCGCTACCGACGACGGCACGCTCGATGGTGTGCCCGCGATCTGGACCTACGAGCAGTTACGCGAGAAGCGCAGAGATCTGGGCCCCTACACCTTCTCGTGTCAAATTATGCTAAATCCCCTCGCCGATGCGACGCAAGGATTCAAACGCGAGTGGCTCCGTTTCTTCGACAATCGCAGCGGCGAGGGCATGAACAAATACATGCTCGTGGACGCAGCGAACAGCAAGCGCAAGTCGAGCGACTACACCACCATCTGGATTGTCGGCCTCGCCGCTGACAAGAACTACTACGCGCTCGACATCGTGCGCGATCGGCTGAACCTGACCGAGCGGGCCAGCGCAGTGATGCGCCTGCACCGCAAGTGGCGCCCAATGCAGGTCCGCTACGAGAGCTACGGACTGCAGGCCGACATCGCGCATATCAAGTCGATCATGGAAGCCGAGAACTACCGCTTCGATGTGCAGGAAGTCGCCGGCCGGACGCCAAAGAACGACCGCATCCGGCGGCTGATCCCGATCTGCGAGCAGGGCAAGCTGTACCTGCCGCACACTCTCAATTACACCGACTACGAGCACATCGTCAGAGACCTGGTGCATGACTTCATCGAGGAGGAGTACGCATCATTCCCTGTCGCGGTCCACGACGACATGATGGACAGC